CATTCCTTACCCCCAAGGCCATGGCCGCTCTGAAGCTGGACCCGACCTACATGCGGAACTTGCGTAATGCGCAGGCCCGCGGTAACAGCAACCCGTTGTTCACCGGGGATGTCGTGCGTATCGACGACATCTACCTGCACGAGTTCCGCCACGTGTTTAACACGAGTGGCCTCGCGAGCGGCAGCAAGTGGGGTGCGGCGGGTACCGTCGACGGTTGCCAAGTGCTCTTCCTCGGCGCGCAGGCGATGGGGATGGCGGACCTAGGTAACCCGGAATGGGTCGAGAAGGAGTTCGACTACGGCAACCAGCAAGGCATCAGCACGCAAAAAATCCTGGGCTTCCTGAAGCCCCGTTTCAACTCGATCTACGCCGGCAACACCGTTCAGGACTTCGGCTCGATCAGCGCGTACGTGGCGCAGTAATAAGGCGGGGCCCTTCGGGGCCCCACTGAAACCCAGGTAAAAGGAGAGATTCAAATGAGCGAACTGCGATTTGCCAACACTGCGCAAGGGGTCAAGTCTTTGACCTTCTCGTGGAACTACAACGACACGCTGGAGAACACGCTGGGTAACCAGCAAGACTTCGGCTCGGCCAACACCGCTGCCGCGGTGGGTACCCCCGACGCGGACAGCCACTTCACTATCGGTTATCTGCCTCGCGGCGCGGTAATCGTGGGTGGAGCGATCGTGCGTACCACGGCCTTCGACACCGCCGGTTACGACATTGAAATCGGTGATGCGGACGACGCGGACGAATACTTTGCTACCGCCGACCTGAAGGCTGCGGGCATTTCTGCCCTCGTGCCGACCGGCATCCCGTGCCTGACCGCCAACCAGCGTACGATCCGTATGTCGGTCGCCAACGACGACGTCTGCACTGCAGGCGCCGCGTATGTGCGCGTCGACTATATCGTCCCTGGTCGTGCGGACGAAGTCACCCAACCGGGCGCTTGAAACTAAGTCTGCACGGTGTTTGACCCCCGGGGGCGCCCGCCCCCGGGTCACATTTTGTTCATAGGAGCCCGCTGTGCCTGAGATGACTCTCAACCGGAACCACGTCCTCCGGACCACACGCGGCCATACCATCGCGTTCGCTAAAGGCATTCCGACCTACGTGCCGGATGTTGTCGTTGGCGATGCCGTGGCTGTTGGCGCGCTGCTGGTCAAAGGCGAGTATCAGCCTGAGGATCTCACAAAACAAACCAATCTGAACCTGGGCCCGCAGGACCCCGCCGAGCGCAAGAAGGCTATTTTCAAAGCGTTCGATGTTCTGTCCAAAGCCCTGATTCGGGATGACTTCACCGCCGCGGGTACGCCGACGAAATACGCCGTCGACCGCGTGACTGGCTTCTCTGTCGAGGCGCGCGAGCGCGACCGGCTGTGGGGCGAGTTCAAGACTGCGAAGGGAGAGGGCGACGACTGATGGATATCGAGGCGCTTTTCGATCTGTTCCGGAGTGACGTAGTCGACGAGGCTGCGCCGAACCTGTGGACCGACACTGAAGTCTGGGAATACATGGACGACGCGCAGAAGGAATTCTGCCGCCGCACTTGGGGTATTGCCGACTCACGAAGCGCCCTGACCGAGCTCGACGTCGAAGAAAACGACGACTGGGTCGAAATCAGTTCGCGCATTTTGCGGATCCGAGGCGCCAGGCGCGCCTCGGACGGCCGCAAACTTAGCGTAATCAGCTTTGAACAATTGGAGCGCATGCGAGCGGCGGACGATGACTACGGTCAGCCAATCATGCCTGTGATCGACGACACGACCACCGGCCCACTGCAGTGGCTGATCACTGGCATGGATCAACACGCGCTGCGCTTATCACCCATTGCCGCGGAAGATGATACTATTCGCCTGACGGTCGACCGGCTGCCGGCGACTATCGACGCAGATGAAGTGGCTGCAGGCCTCCAGCTCGAGATCGCCGACAAGTACCACCGCACGCTTCTCTTGTGGATGAAGCACCGGGCGTACTCGAAGCAGGACGCGGAGACTTTTGACAAGGGTAAAGCTGCTGAGTTCGGAGCGCTCTTTGCCGCTGCGTGCGAGACAGCGAGGGTGGAACGAGAGCGGCTCGAGCAACCCCAGGGCCCCATCGCTTATGGAGGGATCTGATGAAGCAGCTAAAAGACTTGCTGTCTATGACCCACGTGCTCGCCGGCCTTTGTGGCATGCTGCTCGCGGCGGGCATTGCGTGGGGAACTGGGGCGCAGAAAATTAAGGACCAGGATCGGCGTATCACGAAGGTTGAGGCCGAAGTTCGTGAGGACGTTCAGACACTTCGTCAGGATATCCAGAATCTACGTAAAGAGAACGGCGACAACTTCAAGGAGCTCATGAAAGAACTCCGAAAGGAACGGCGATGAAACTCGACTTGTATCGTGACCCCTCCAACGACGTGTGTACGCTCGGCAAGCTATTTGTCAATGCCGAGTATGAGTGCGTGACGCTCGAGGATCCTGTTCGCGAGAAGAAGATTCACGGTAAGACTGCGATCCCGGCCGGGAAGTATGAAGTCGTATTGTCCCTGAGCCCGCGTTTTAAGCGCGTCCTGCCTGAGATCCTAAAGGTGCCGAACTTCGTTGGTGTGCGCATCCACCCCGGCAATAAGGCCGAAGATACCGAAGGCTGCATCCTGGTTGGCACCGTTGCTGAGGGCAACATGATTTTGAGCTCTCGCAAGGCGTTCGACCGGCTTTACGCTAAGCTGGATCTGGAGGACGACGACCCAGACGGCATCTGGCTGGAGATTCACGATGCTCCAAAGCCTGCGTAATTACGTCTACGATGCCGCAGGCGACTTCCTAGATTTCATCGATGAGCGCTCTGTCGTTCGTCGTGTGATGGTGCTCATCGTACTGTGGCAGCTGTGCGATGTGTACATTTTCGCTAAGACCCTCGTCCTCCTTCCCGGCAAAACTGGGATTGAGATCTCAGCTATCATTGCGGCGCTAACCGTGCCCGTGACTATGCTGCAGGGATTCTTGTTCAAGCAGTATTCAGACACAAGGAGTTCCTCATGAGATACCTTAACCTAAGAAATGCCTTCGCGATACTTGCGGCTTTGGCCGTCATGTTGATCGCCCCTATTCGCGCCAACAGCGCCAAGTACTCTGACTTTCAGCACGAGGCCACTAAGGAAGAGTACTGCTACGTTTGGGCCCACAACGCAGTGCTTGGCGGTGCTGCGGCGCTACGCGGGAAGGCGCGCAAAATCATTCCTGTGGAAGACGGGAGCGTTGGCGAAATGCTCGAGCACTATCTCCAGTTAGATGGCATCTTTGTGTTCGCGTCGACTATGCGCGAGCCCCGACACGCGGACTTCGTTACTGAGAGCGTGTTCGCAGGCTACGACTATGTAATCGACATGAAGAAGGCTGGTCGAGAAGACCGGCTGCCGTCTTCCGCAGAGCAAGCGCATAAGGTCTTCTTTACTGGCTGTATGAGCAAAGAGGATGTTTAATGGTCGCCGCGCGTATGTACCTTGCTCTTGGTGCCTGTATACTGGCACTCACGCTCATTGGCGGTGTGTACCTGAAGGGCCGGAGCGACGGGATTCGTTTGCTAAAAACGCAGATCGACGCCGAGCGGACTCGAGCGTTGGAGGCAGCGCTCGAATTCAATGCCAAGGAAGCGGACTTACGGGATGCCCTATCTGAGGCGCAGAACAAAAAAATCACGCGGCTTCGGGTCGTAACTAAGGAAATCATTAAGGAGGTACCTGTTCATGTCACGCCTGTTGCTGACGCTAAGTGCGTTGTTCCTACTGGCTTCGTGCTCATCCATAACGCCGCGGTCGACGGACTGTCCCCGCCTCCCGCGCCCGCCGACGGAACTTCTGACGCCCCCTCCGGAGTTGCGCTCTCTGAAGTCGCAGAAACCGTTGCCGACAACTACGGAACCTGCCACGAACTCCGACAGCAGGTAATTGGCTGGCAGGGGTGGTATGCTCGCGAAAAGGTCCTTTGGGAGAGCCGTAAGTGAGCCAGCAGCCGTACAAGATCGCCGGCGTAGTTGGGATGAACAACCGCCTACCTGACTACAAGAATCGGATAGGTGAGAAGAGCTACGTCCGTAATGCGGTCAACGTCGACGCGACGGACGGGCTCACCCTGAAACGGCGTAAGGGCGTCGAGCGTCTACTTTCTGGCGACGATGTGCACTCTCTCTGGAGCGCGGAGGGGCATGCCTATTTTGTTGACTACCAGGAACTTCATAGGGTCGCCCTCGATACCTTCGAGGACGACCCCAATTACGGCTCGGTAGTGGCCGGCCGCCGAGTGTCCTACACTCTGCTTCCCGATGGCTCAGCCTTGGCCATGAACGGGGTGGACGCGCACTGGCTTGTGCTCGGGGAGGCCAGCCCGCGGCCGTTCTACGTGCCTCGCCCGGCTACTGACCCTCTTTTGTCGTACAGCGCGGGCGGCTCTCTGCCGGTTGGCTTTTACCAGGTGGTTTATACTCTGGTCGACGCCTATGGCCGCGAGGGGCCGGCGACTTTGCCCCAGGTGCTCGAGCTCACCGCGCCCGGTACTTTGACTGTGTCCGACGTGGACCAGTCGGTCGGCTACACCCCGGTGGTGTACATGACCCACGCGAATGGTGACGTCTTCTTCGAGGTCCCCTTGACCATCATCGCGGGTGTTGGGACCATTTCGGTGATGCAGCCCACGGGGCGGCGATGCCCCACGCTACTGATGGACAACATGCCCTGCGGCACTATCGTCCGGTCTAACAACGGCCGGCTATTTACCGCGTCGGGCAACGTGCTATACTACTCAGAACCGTACTCTTTGAGCCACAACCCGCTCAAGGGGTTCATCCCGTTCGCGGCCCCGATAACTATGGTCGAGCCCTGCGGGAATGGTCTGTACGTGGCAGCGGGCCAGACCTACTGGCTTGGTGGAGACATCGCCTCAGCGGGGTTGTCCACTGTGTTGCCCTACGGCGCAGTTGCCGGCGCGGCGTCTGGAACGGAGACAGACACCAACGTGTGGTGGATGAGCACACGCGGCATCGTGTTGGGAAATGAGAACGGCCAGGTCAAGAACATCCAGGAGGCAGAGGTAGCTGTCAATCCGGGCCAGGCTGGGGCGGCGTTGTTCCGTGAGCAGGACGGCGTGCGCCAATTGATCGCTTCTGTGTTCGGCGCCCGATCTACCGTCGCGGCTGCTGGCACGTGGATGGAGGCAGAAATCGGCCGGAAGGAGACGATACTATGAATGACAAACTGCGAGTAGGTTTCAAGTACGACATTCGCGTTTTCCGGCCTGATGGGACGGAAGACGAGAGTCAGCGCGAGATCGGGGTACACAACCTTGCCCCGACCGAAGGGCTGAATCACATCCTCGATGTCGTGTTCAAGAACGGCGCTAACTTCGCTACCTGGTACATCGGATTGTTCTCGGGGAACTACACCCCCGTCGCCGGTGATACTATGGCTACTTTTCCAGGCGCTGCGACGGAGATCACGGCTCAGTATGACGAATCGACCCGGCAGGAGTGGGTTGAGGGCGTCATTGCTAGCGGCGCACTGGATAACGTCGGCACTGAGGCTGTGTTTACCTTCAACGCTGATGTCACAGTACGTGGTGGCTTCATGGGCTCTTCGAGTGCTAAGGGCGCAACCACTGGTATCTTGATCTCGGCGGTGAAGTTTGCTTCCCCCAAAGCCATGACCGACGGTGCGACACTAACTGTCACTGCCGGTTTCACTCTCATCTCTGCATAAGGAGACATCCACATGAAGGCTTCTACTGGACTTCGTAACTACATGCTTGACAACGCGTCCTTCAAGGATGCGCTGGACGACGGCGTCATGCGCCTTTACGCCGGCACCGTGCCCGCCACCGCTGACGCTTCTGTCGGCGCTGCGACGCTGCTGTGTGAGATCACTGACAACGATCAGGGCTTGGGCGCGGGTCAAGGCATCGACTTCGAAACGAACGCCGTTGACGGCGTACTGACCAAGGAAACTTCCCAGATTTGGTCGGGCACGAACGTCGATAGCGGCACCGCGACATTCTTCCGCGTGGAAACTCAGGCGGACGACGGCTCGATGTCAACCACGAACCCGCGTGTTCAGGGTACGATCAGCACCGCCGGCGCCGACCTGAACTTGTCGGATCCTGATCTGGTCGACACGGAGTTGCAGACGATCGACTACTTCAGCATCGCTATCCCCACTCTGTAATAGGGGGTAAGCATGGCCTACGAAGTATACCCGATCCCTGGGGATTGGGTATTCGACGATCCCCAGGCTATCGGAACCGGTGAGTTCGTAGGGAATACTATTGTCTATACGTCCGACGATGGTCCTTTTGACTCGTCTCTGTACGCCGGCGCGTATGTCCCGTGGAGCTTCACGTCTTTCGCTGCCGTCAAGGTAAACTACACCAACAGCATTAACCTCGACGACGCGGGCATCAACGTTGTATTGGTGCTAAACGGCAATAGGTGGGCGACATTCGGGATTAGGGACAACAGCGCCGGCGCGCACGAAATTGAGCTTCTATTTCCGGCGGACTTTACCGATATTGGCTCCGCAGATGAGCCCCATGTATTTTCTATAACTATCCAGGGTTTTGTTGCTCCTCCAACGCCGTTCACAGTCACTATTACAGAGGTCCAAGTGGATGGTGTTATCGACCCCGGTGCCCCCGAGACTTTCTGGACGGGTAAGGTGGGCGTACGGGAGTTTTTACCGTGACAAACCGCCTCGAGAAGCTCGTCGAGCTGGAATGGAGCCCCGGTAATCCCGGGTCTCCTGCGTTCCCCGGTCAGCCCGCGCTGCCGGCGCGCACTGCGTATGTGTCGGAGATAGTCTGTGCGCCGCGCCCTGGCGGCGGCTCTGCTCCTGGCATGCCGGGCTACGTGGCTGGGCGCGTAGCTCGCGATGAAGACGGCACCCCCTACTGGCTGCCGACAGGCAGGCCAGGACAGACTGCTTTTCGTCTGACTCCCGGCCAGCCCGTGACTGGCAGCGGTTTTGCCGGCGGCCCTCCCGCGTTCGTGTGTACGACGCAGTTAGTCCCAATACATATTCCGGCGCAGCCTTTCTTGCCGCCCACGCCGGCTGTTCCTTATTCTCCCGCGCAGTGGTTTGAGGACTATAATGCCGGCTGGAATGCTGGCGGGTATTCTAAGGCCTTTCTAGAAGCCGACGGCAAGTTCAACTTCAAGGCGCGCGCGAACGCGTCGGGTATCGCCGTCGGCCTGAATCAGTCCCCCGCGCGAACTGTGTCTTACGTAGATATGCCGCACGCGTGGCATTTCTCTAACGGCGTAGCACGTATGGTCGAGCTCGGGGTCGAGGTCTCTTCGTACGGCGCTTACGCAGCCGATCAGGTGTTCTCCATTAGCCGACGCCGCGGCGGTTTGATTGAGTACTTGGTGGATGGCGTTGTTGAGTTCGAAAGTGCGACACCGAGTTTCGGTGATGTGCACGCTGATGTGTCGTTGTACTTGGCCTTTGACTACGTCGAGGACCCGGAATTCGTTTCTGTGGCCGACGCCGAACTGTTCTTCGAGCCTATGAGCGCGTATGGTACGGAAGGCGAAGTGGCCTCGGGGGTGATGTCCTTCGAGCACATGGAGATCGAGGTCGCTGTGGGTAGCGTTGCGCGGCTTATGTTTGAGCCCATGGTGATGTTCGCGGGCGAAGGCACCGGCGCCGACGCCGTCGGCGCTATGTCGTTCGAAGATATGACCGCGGAAGCTTGGGGCTTCGGGTTGGGCCTGCCGCCGGATTTCTCGCTGGCGTTCATGTTCATCGAGCCGATGCAAGTTGGGGCATACGGGCACACCGCGGTTGGCTCGGAACTAGAATTTGAACCGCTCGCTGCTTTGGGCGTAGCGGGGTATGCTACTTATGGTCAAGGCGAAGTGTCGTTCGAGCCCGTTTTCCATGGCGGCGGCTCAGCTTATGAAGGTAATAACAACGCGACGATCTATGAGATTATGTTGAACCTCGACGAGCAGTTGCCGCTGATCGATATCTTAGTGGTGATGAACTCTACCATCACGGTAGACGATAACATCGTTGTTGTGATCGTCGAGCACGCCGAAATGATCTCGGAGATTGAAGTAACTGATACCTGGCTTACAACTGCGCAGCTGCAGGCGATCATGAACACGATTATCAGCGCGGGGATGGTCGTGGCGGACAGTACCGGCGCTGAGGTCTGGGTGGTTAACCATGCGACCGGCGGCAGCACGCGCTATGAGAATTACGATTTCAACTCGTACGCCAAGATCGGCGACCAGTACTACGGCGCTAAGAACGATGGCGTGTACGTCCTTGAGGGCGACGACGATGAAGGCAGCCCAATCCGTGCGAGCGTTAGCTACGGCAAGCGCGATTTCTTCACCCCCAAACTTAAGCGCCTGAGTAACGCCTACTTCGGCGTGTCGGGCTCGGGCCGTTTGTTCGTGAAGGTGATCTTGCCTGACGGTACGTCGCATGTGTATGCCACGCGCCAGGCGCAGAGTGATCTGGCCGTGCGTCGCGCGGACCTGGGTAAAGGCCTGCGCGCGAACTACTTCGAGCTCGAGCTCTATAATGAGGAGGGCGGCGACTTCGAGCTTAGCACCGTTGAGTTCGTGTCGGCGACTATCGAGCGGAGGATTTAATGCAGCGCCAGTACCCGAAGATCTGGGGGCTTGGTAACCCGGGCGTGGCACGTGGTGCACACCGCACACTTGGCCTTCCGTTTCAAACGAAGTCTACTCCTGGCGCCATCGCTCAAACCCAGGGCCTGTTCTCCGCTATTCATCTAGAAGAAGGCGAGTTCGACGGCTGGTATTCCCCCAGCTCGCCGGATTTCGCTCCTACATTTATTCGCGGCACCCCGCGGCCTAAGATCCGCTTCAAGAAGCGCGGCGTGCTTGAAGACGCGGCCGGTGTGACTCGTTTCTCTCCAGGCTTGTCTGCTTCCGGCGACGGCTGGGCCTGGATTACGCAGAACGTAGAAGTATCTATGGGCGTATACACCATAGAATTCCACAGGACAATGAATGGCGGCCGTACTAGCCGGGAGCAGTTTCAGCATGCCCAGGCAACGCCGCTCGAGAATGTGGGTATTGCGAACCTGTTTATAC